AACTACAAAGTTGTTGGTGTTCCAGGATTGAACGGTTCTAATTTAATCGTTGCTGCTCCATCTCAATATTTCTTGGTAGGTGTTGACTTAACATCTGATGAGGATTCATTCAGAGCATGGTGGTCTCAAGATTTTCAAGAAGTAAGAATTATGGCTGCTTGGAAATTAGGAACACAAATTGCGTTCCCAGAGTTTTTCGTGACTAACGGATTATCTTAATACAATTTAATGGGGGAGTTTATCCCCCATTTATAAATAAACTATTAAACAAAATTAAAACAAATGGCGTGTAATTTAACAGCTGGTATTGCTTTAAGTTGTCGTGATAATGTCGGTGGTGTTTTAACTGCTTACATAACAGATTTTACAAACATCGCATCAATCACGAAAAACTCTGGTGATACTATCACTTCAATAAGTGGAACAGGAACTTTCTATGAGTTCCAACTTATCAGAACCAGTTCTCAATATACTGAAACAGTAAATGCTTCTTTAGAAAATGGAACTGTATTCTACACACAAGAACTTGTTACTTACTTTGCTAAATTAGACCAAGCTAAAAGAAATATCTTAAAAACATTAGCACAATCACCTCAATTGGCGATTGTCTTTGCTGATAATAATGGAGATTATTTCTTGATGGGTGAGGTTTATGGAGCATTCGTAAGTGCTGGAACTTCTGTAACAGGTAAAGCATTAGGAGACCAAAATGGTTATAATATAACTTTCCAAGCGTTGGAACAAAACCCAATGAACCAATTATCAGGCACACTATCAAGTGTAGTAACTGGTATTGTAGTAGGATAAAACTAAACAATTTAATACATAGGGGACTTGTGCCCCTATGTTTTTATATTATGCTTTTAATCAAGACAAATCAACAAAATACTATGGTGGTTACGGTGTCCCAAAATGCGACAATCCCTAACCCTGAATGGTTATTTTCTTTTACCCACATTTTCTCAAAACAAAATGTAACATTTATTCCAACTAATGTATCAACACATAAGGTAAGATATGATGAGTTTATATTTGTTGAAGGAACTGGTATAAATGAAATTAGATTCCCTTATGAAGGTTTATACACTTATGGTATTTACCAACAGATGTCTGGTTCAACGAACTTGAATCCAGATTTAAGTATGGGTCTTATTGAAGCAGGACAAGCACAAGTCATCGTCCAATCTGCCAACACAACAAATGATTATTATATTGAGTTTGTTTCTAATAACGAATATAACTCTAATATTATATTCGCTCCTGATGAAATAACCCCATAATTATTTACTATATGATTTTATGGTAAAAAAAATATATTTATAAGTATGAGTGAAAACGAAAACAAATATGAAGATGCCTTAAAGGTATTTAATTTTGCCACAGCGAGAGTTCCCATTATTGAAGAAAACTTAATCATCAATACAAGAACTCCATATACCTATTATGGTATTACAAATGTTGCCCCACAGGAATTGATTAGAATGTATAACGCATCACCAACCCATCGTGCTTGTGTAATGAGTAAATGGTATGGTGTTCGTGGTGAAGACATATCATTAAAAGATGGTAATAATGATAGATTGATGATGACTAACTCTATGGGTGATTCTATGTATGAGATTTGGGACAAATGTGTTTTAGATTTTATTTTATATGGGGCGTTTTCATTAAACATCGTATGGAAAAGAGATAGAGATTTAGGTTTTGAGATTTATTATATGGATGCCTCAAAATTAAGAGCAGAAAAGGCTGACTTAAATGATAAGATAAATGCTTATTATTACTCAATAGATTGGGCTTATCCAAAGAAGTTTCCTTATCGTAGGATTGCATCGTTTAATCCTGCTGAAAATGATGACCCATCACAAATCTTCTATTACAGAACACATAGTCCTTCTGCTGACTATTATGGTTACCCAACCTATTGGGGAGCAGCAACTGCCATCTCAACCGAGATTGAGGTTTATAATTGGTGGCACTCAAACATTATCAACGGACTTAATCCATCACTTTTTGTTTCGTTAAATAATGGAATACCGGCACCTGAAGAAAGAGAACAAATCTTTCAAACCTTAACTGCGAAATATTCATCATCAAATAATCCTGGTAAATTGATGCTTACTTTTGCTGACTCAAAAGAACAAGCACCTGAAATTACAACCATCGCTGCCAATGGTAGTGATAAGATGTATATTGAAATGAATAATGCCGTTCAACAAGCAATTTTAACATCACATCAAATCTCCTCACCCGAATTATTGGGTATTCAAACACCTGGTTCATTGGGAACTCCAAATCATTTGGAAGCACAAGACCACTTCCAACACTTGGTTATTAAACCAATTCAAGAAGAGATTAAAAGAGTGTTTGAGAAATTGTTATTGTTAAGAGATAAGCAACCGGCAGAAATAGAAATAAAACAATTCACTATGGTTACAATTCCTGATGCCGCACCAGTAGAAACTGTTGATGTAAATAAGGATGTTGCTGTAGATGAAAATAAAGTTATAGAATAATTATGGGTCAACAAGCACTAATACCACAAAATGTCTTACTTGTTAGTGAGAGTAAATTAAAAAACTTTACAGACATTGACGCAAATGTTACGAGTTCTATATTGCTCCCATTTATTTCTGTGGTTCAACAAACAAAATTGGAATACATTATTGGTGGTAGATATTACAGAACATTATTAGACCAAGTATCAGGTAATACCTTAACTAATATCAATAATAATTTCTTACAATATTTCGCTCAACCATTATTGATATGGGCTGCTTATGCGGAATGTTTGCCATCAATTTTTATGAGAATTAAAAATAATGGTATTGTGAATGGTTCAGAAAAGACCATTACGATTAGTGAGATGCAGTATATGCAAAAGGCGGCTGATGATAGAAGCCAGTTCTTTGAGAGAAGGATGTTAGACGAGTTGATATTCAATTCTAATAACTATCCTGAAGTTTATAATTACACTTCATCACAGGGTCTCTTTCCCCATTTAGGAAAGAATTATTTTTCAGGAGTTCATCTTACAAATGGTAATAGATATGGTGATGCCTTAAACTTACAAAACACTTGGCCTGGTCTTCAGTTTTACTCTGACCCGACTTATGCTTGTTGTGGATTTTAATTTATAATATGAACGAAGGAATAGTTTTAATAATATCAAATGCTTTAACAGCATTCGCATCGTTCTTTGTTGGTCGTAGAAAGACAGAAGCAGATAGTGATAATGCGATATTGAATAATCTTGCTACATCATTACAGATTTATCAAACTATAATTGAGGACTTAAAGGAAGAGATACACCAACTTAATATCAAGGTAGACCAATTGGAAAAGAAGGTTGATTTACTTACAGAAGAAAACACTAAATTACGAGGATACGGAAAAACATTATAATGCCAATTCCCAAACCAAAACCAGAAGAAACTGCCAACATCTATATTAGTAGATGTATAAAAACTATTTATAATGAATACGGACACGACCAAGCAACCGCTATTTGTAACTCCCAATGGGCTAATAAGAATATGAAGAAACAAGAAAAAGATGAGTTATTCGTTTTAACTCCAAGAAAAACTGAAAACAGAGGTAGTTATTTATCTCGTTGTTCTGCTAATAGCAAGATGAAAGAACAATTCCCAAATATGAGAGAGCGTATGGGTAGTTGTCTAAACTCTTTTAATTCATACTACAAATATTGGAGTAGATTAGATGAGTTTGCCGAGGTGCCAGAAGATACAGCACTTGGTATGTGTATTGCTAATGAGAAGGCAAAAGGATTTGATTACAAAGAAGCATACGCTCATTGTGCCAGTAAGGTTGTTGTCGCACCAGGTCCTGTGGTTTTATCTGAAGAGGATAATTTAATTGTTGAACCGGTTGCTTTTGGTATGGATGTCTCTGTAGATTTTGATGATACATTTGATACAGAAAAAGGACGAGCTATGGTCCAAAAACTAATTGATGAGGGTAATACTATTCACATCGTAACAAGAAGACAACAGAGGGACTCTAAAGAAGTTTATGACCTTGCCAGAGAGTTTGGTATTGGTAGAGATATGGTCCATTTCACCAACGGAAAATTAAAGTGGGAAATGATTAAATCATTAGGTATTAAAAGACATATTGATAATAACCCTGATGAGATTAAAGCGATTGAAGAAAACTTACCTGATGTTGAAGTGATTAAGTTTTATGATGTAAATTATTAAACTATAATTGATAAACTACCAATAAATTATTATACTTATAGTTGAGGTGGGAGATTTATTTTATATTCATATATGCTCCGTTTTGTTTGTATATCCCCCTCACTATAAGTTCTTTTTTTATAAAAATCCTAACCTTAAAAAAGTTGGGATTTTTTATTTCATTTTGTTTGACTTTTTGTTATAGATGACTATACTTATAATATAAAAAGAAACACTATGGAAAATACAAAAACCTTTAAGGACATCGTTACAGATTTAATTGATGTTGAATGGATGGAACAAAAATCAAGATGTGGTTTAACTTATGGAGAAATCCAAGAGTTAGACAGAATAAGTTACGAACAAATGGCATACGAGGAAATGTTGTCTGATTGTAAATAATAAAAATAAATTGTATATTTGTAAAAAAAAGAAATTATGGAAACGAAAATTGTATCAGTATCACATTTAGCATTTATCTACAATTGCTTACAAAAAGATGTTAGTAATGCTAAAAAATCATTATCAAAAGCAGAAGAAGAATTAAATATTTTTATACAACAACAAGGTAAAGAGGTATTAGAACAGATTTTAGAAACTCCAAAATAAGTGTAAAGTTTTAGCCATTAAACACTTATCCCCTTCTATGTTCTATAGAGGGGGTTTTTTATTTAATTGAAAATATATTTGGTAGATTAAAATATTCTTTTTACCTTTGGGGACACACTTAAAGAAATAGAACTTATGGAAAATTACACATTTACCCCCACACAATTATCTCAATTTATGGAACTTACAAATGGTTTATCTGATTATCAAGGTAGTTCTGATAGTTCACCAATTTATGATGAGATATTAAAAGATATATTTGGTAAAAATTGGGGAGACCTTATTGGTGAATGGGACGATTTATTCAATTATGAGTTTGGACCTGAAG